CGGTCAACCATTTTTAACTATTGCCTCGTGATTATCCTTCAGTTTGAGGAGCGTTTCCAGTAAAGCCGCTTTCCCCTGCATTTGGCGCAGTTCCGACTCCGATTGTGCCGTTACCAGAGCCTTGAACGTCTGTTCCTTCAGGATTAGGAGATACTCCTCCAACCCCGCCCATATCTGCGGCTGGGCCACCAGCGGGGCCACCAGCTTCGCCTGTTCCTTGCTGTACATTAGCCATCATTCCTTGTAACATCTTTGCATAGAGTTGCGCTTCGTTAGCATCGTTGACAAGACTGTCAGGGTCGATGTCCTGTGATATTGCCAGTTCACGCATCAGGTTCGGTATCTTAATAAACGGAGCCAGCATCGGGTTAGCAACTGTTTGCAACAATGAAGTCAGACGCTGTGTGCGTACTTCCTTTTGCATAACTGCGGCTACGCCACGCGGCTTGATTTCTAGGTCACCCTGTATGTCTTCAGCTTCTTCGTTGAACTGCATGTTCCACTGGAAGTACGCTTCACCCAACGGTTTGAGAAGCATGTCATCTATGTTCTTGATTACAGTCTTCATCGACAAACCCGCAGAACCCATAAGCATAGATAGACCTGCGGCGGTACGTCCTGTTCCGGTCACACCCGTTTGTCCATGGACAATAGATGGGATGCCCGTTTCTTCGTCTGCAAGTTGTCGGCTAATCTGGTACATCTGCAGGTTTTCACCCGCTGTGTTCGGGAACTTGAGTCCGTTGATGGCTGTACCCGTCACACCAGACTGACGACGGAATATTTTGCCGGGGAAGATGTCCATGTTCTGTCCGGGAACCAGCGAGGCTTCGTCCACGTCAAACACAAGATTACCTGCCAAGGCAAGGTTGTCGATAGCCATGCGAACGTGACCATTCATCAGCTTTTGTGCATCTTCCATGTTTTCCGCTACGCCTACACCCCACAATTGGTATGGGTTTATTTCGTACGGGAACACTTGGTAGGGGATACGAGCAGGAGTAAACGGGTTGAGAACACATCGCAACACCATTGTACCACACACCCACACGTTAACCTGAATCTCGTCAAACTCTGACATCTGGCTAGCACCTTCCAGACCTGCTTCTTGTGCGAGCTTGGAGTCGAGAACGCCCCAGTATTCTAGGACTTCGTAACGGTTGCCCTGATAGAAGGGTTCGGTTTCGTCTTCTCGAATGGTGTCTTCGTAGTATTTGTCTTCGTAGTTAGGTCCTTTAGCTAGGCACTCTTCTACCGCTTCCGCATTGAAGTGAGGACGCTTAATCAACGCCCGCATCTGTTGACGGTTCATGCGGTGTCGTTGGATAACGTATTCACAATCATCTACGCTCGTAGCAGAAGGGTCTGGGTGAAAGTCCCATATAGAAACCATCTCAACACGAGGTACGATTTTTTCTTCTGGTACGTAGTTACGTTCACCGTCTTCGTCACGCTCCCACTTATGCACCCGCTTGTAAAAGTTAAACGGTCCCTTTACTACACCAGTACCTAGCAGACACGACTCGAACACAGAGTTACGAAGCACGTTCACGGCATTGGTATCTAGCAACTGGTCGTGAATAGTCTTTTCCATGCGACGGGCTGCAATCTTGGCAGGTTCAATCTGGGGTTCTCCCATCTTGGACCGACCTTCAGCGAGGGGCAATTGCCCGTATTCGCCCTGCAAGCCCCCTAGAAAGGCTTTGGGTTCTTCGGCTTGTAAGGCCCCCGGTGCCATCTCTCTACCATCCCCAGCGAAGCCGTAGGGGTCTTCCTGCCCCATTTCATCCAAGGGGGTTTCCATGTGGGCAAACTCCGCAATACCTTCAGGTACCGGAGTGGACTCCACAACAAGTGGAAACTTCTTGTTTGCAAATAGGATGTCGATAATCTGACCGAAAGCGGCAAGCACCTTGGTTTTTGTTATACGAACGAATACCTTTGACTTTTCGGAATCACGGTATTGGGTTGTTGAATCATAAATACCACGGAAGTTTTTATAGGCTTGAAGCCACCGTTGTTCGTAGGCAAAGCGACCGTTTTCCGCATCTTGAAATTTGGATTTTACGTAGCCCGCAAGACCCGGCATCTGTTCTTCAGGATTCGTCACACCAATAGTGGTGTCATCCGCTGGTTGGAGAAAGTTATCTTCAGACATGTAAAGTCCTAGCTAAAGTAGTTTCTGTCGTCAGCCATCTTGTTAAATGAAGCTTCTACAGTAGGCTTAGATTGCTTTTTAGGCATAGCTTCTGCGAGTCCACCTAGATTTTTAACCGCAGTATCGAATCCGGGCTTTTCACGGTAGAGCGTTGATGCGCCTTCGTCTGTATCGACGCTGACCTTGTCAGAGTTCATTACGTACGATGCGCCGTAGTTGTAATTATTGCCGGGCATTTCTGCCTCCTTTTAGTTTTATGGTTGTGGTGCGAAGCCTTGGTTAGCGGCAGGGTTGGCTTCAGGTTCCCTGTTGCGTTGTACAAATCCGGCATCTTGGGTTGCGATACGGGACATTTGTTCGGTGGATGTTTCCTCAACCTCTGGGGCAGGGATGAAGTCTTGACCTGCAAACGGTCCGGGGTCTGTTCCTTGGGCTTCTATGTCCTGTGACAAACCTAGCATTTCTTCCTTTTGTCCTTGAATTGGCACACCCAAAGAAGGGTCAACAATTGCTGTAGCTGCTGTTGCTAATGCTGCAGGGGCTTTAGCTGCAAGCAGGGCTGCTTCCATAGCTGTATCCCGCGCAAACGCTGCTCCTGCACCCTCTGGGTCACGAACCGCTTCGTAAGCACCTGCAGCACCCACGGCTAATAACCCTCGTTTACCCCATTTTGACATTACGTCATCAAGATTAAATCCGTTTTTATCTATGGAATCTTGTAATTCAGGAGAAACACTACCGGGGTCACTGGGAAGAACAGGTTTTGGTGTTTTAGGAGTAAGGGCGGCTTCACTTCTTATCTTGCTAAGACGCTGCCTATTTTCTTCAGCTATTAAATCGTCTTCGGAAGCCCTGCGGTTAGCTGCAGAATCTATTGCTGCTTTTTCTGCCTCTGACGGAGGTCGTAAAATAGCCCCAGACTGTAAAAGATTAACAGTATTTCCCATAACCTTTGTTGTTGGGGTTTCAAACATAACCTCTTGGGAAAATCCAACACCTCTGTTTACAAACATTGTGTTTACGTTAGGTACTTTGGAGTTACGAGCATCGTTTCTAATTAGAGTGTTCGTCATTTCTCCGATACGTTCATCGGAAACAATACCTACATAGCTTTCATCTAAAATATCACCTGCGCTATTTACTCCTGCTCCTGCGTGTCCCATCCAAGCCTTTACAGCGTCTCGTGGAAACTTAAACTCTTTGACAAACTGTCGTGCAAGAATTTTACGTACTGTTGAGTGAGAGCCGCCTTTTTGTTCAGGTAGTTTGTCCCTAAAGTTCTTTTCTAGTTCTGGGCGAATAGTCGCGTTCCACAGTGTAGTAACAGCAGTAGGGGTAGTTTGAAAAAGATTTACCTTTGAAAAGTCAGCATCTGCGGGTAAGCTTCCTTTTGCACGTTCTACCTTATTCCTTAAAAACTCTGCAAATTCTCCGGTGTAGGTTGCTTCTGGGCGAGTCTTGTTACCTACCCGTTTAGCCATAACCTCTACTGCAGTGTTTCCATTTTCGTCTGTAAAAAAGTTAAAGTCTGAAATCTTTAAACCGTCAGGTCCTATGTTACTTTCGGCACGTTGGCCTGTGTACTTTTCGTAGATAAGGTAATCACGAGCCTCTGGGTTTATAACCTTCTTAACATCTGCTCCGCGCTTAGTGTCTACTTCTGTAGTAGAAGAAAGCCCCAAAGCATCATTATAAATTTTATCTAGCTGTTCGGAAAATATTGTACCCCTCATAGGGTCCTTTCCTCGTAGCTGTGTTCCTTTTAAACCAAATTCGCTAGAAGCAATACCCGGAGAGTTCTTGGCATCACTCAAGCGGACGTACTGCTCATTTCTTTTGCTCGTTGATACTAAGCCATTAAACGCAGTCTCAAAAGCACCGAATTCTTTGTAACGATGGGTGCCGGATTCGTTGGTAGTGTAATCTAAAGCTTCCGCAAATTCTTTCGTTAAGTAAGTGGCAAAGTAATTAGAGTCTAAGTCTATACCTTCATCTGGCATTGCCTTTAGTATGGACTCTATTGTGTTTCTATTGTTGGGTGTTAACTTTTTAGCCAACACAGCTTTGAATGCTTCACGAACCGTGATGCTACCGTCTTGTATCTTAGCTTTGTAATCTATCTCTGTCACAGTCTTTTTTGATTCGCCTATAAATTTACGGGGGCCAAAAGGGTCTTTGTCCGTTATACGATTTGTATAAATGTCTTCGTCATCTATATTACGCCACTGTGTCAACTTGGGGTCATCACGTGACGTTGCTAGGTACGTGTACCCTGAACCTGTAGGGTCATTCAGTACACGAAGAGTTTCTTTCTTATCTATGCCTACACTGGATGGACGTAGTTCGTCCCCGCTGTAAAAATCGTAAACGTCCCCACGTTTTTTAATTGTAAGAACGTTGCCCTCTGTTTGTCCACCCCCAGAACCTTTTTCGTTCTTCATGTAGCCTATAACAAGCTGTGGCTTATCTAAGTCTTTTTCGGTTATGGGATTACTTGCGATACTATTTTTTTTTACAAACTCTATGTCTGTCATAGTTAGTATCCAAAGGTCTGGTCAAAAGGTTGGAAGGTCTGGTCTTTTATACCTTGCAACTGTTTGTGTATTGAGGTATAACTACTTGTTCGCGTCATAACCATATAACGCAAAGCATCGTAGGCATGGTCCTCTGCTCTCGTGTCTACATCTTCGCTGTTTGTTTTGGAGAGTGGAATGCCAGATAGCTGTGCGATTATATGCTTACAAGTAGAAAAAATCCGCATCCGTGGTTCGTTAGAGTAGGGGTCGTCAGCAAGCCGCCTGTGCAGTTCCATTTTTCCTTGTAGACGGTTGCGGTCTGAGGGAGTCCACCTAACACCAGCCCGCATCATAGTTTCTGCTATGGACGGACCGAATCCGGTTTTGTTCCAACATGAAGAGTCGAGGACCGTATAATGTGGTAACGGGTCCAACTCCTCACATTCTAATATTTTATCAGCTAATTGCTCTGCTGTCAAGTGTTTTACGTATAGTTCTCTATATATCCATATATTATTGTCCCAGTCGATTGCACCCCACAGGACACAAGAGGGACTAGAGTAACCATAGTCGGCTGCACGTATGCGGGGCCAGTTGGTCGGCAACTCCCACGGTTCGACAACATGACGCGAACGGGAAAACTCCGGGAAGGCGGCTCCCTCCGCTACATCCCAGTCCCCTTCTAGGAGTCGTCTACGCTCGACTTCTGGGAGTGACCGAAGCATGGCCTCGTATTGACCATCTGCCATCAGGAAGGGGTTATCGGTCAGCCGTGCAGGTACAAACTTGCGATAGAACAGCGGCTGGCCTTCTTTCTCGTGACCCACAGGCCACACGAACGTTTTGCCCGTATCTAAATCTTTAGCACCAAAAGCGATATTTGGTTCGTGAGCGTCGATGTACATCTTCTTGACCCACCAACCACCCACTCCTCCGGGGTTGGCTGTGCAGCGCATGCACAGGTGTTGCTGGAGTTCAGAGTCAGTAGAACGAAGACGAGAACGCAGGTAATCCCAAACATAGCTGGACGGGTATTGTGTGATTTCATCTACGCCAATCCAATTGAAAGCCTGTCCTTGAAAGCGGGTTACATCTTTGTCCCTGTCTAGGTACGTGAACCATAGCGTTGCCCCAGATGGAAACACCCACGTTGACTTTGCTTCACGGAAGATTGCACCGGGGAACGCCTTGGGGTATAGTTGTTTAGCTTTGTCGATAAGTTCTGTTAGTTCGTCGAGTGTACGTCTTAGAAGAAGGCCACGATGGTTAGGGTTGTGGCAATAGCGTAACGGGTCAGCAAGCAGGGCAAAACTCTTGCCCCCGCCAGCGGCACCACCATATAAAACATCTTGCTCACTGGCAGAAAGGAAATCTTCTTGGGGGCCGGGGTTGGGCTTGAAGATGACAGGAGAGCCATCCACGAGGTCTTCCACTGCTGGGGGTAGCGCAGCAAGGTCCCCTTGGTCAACAACCCGTGTCTTTGTTCCCTTGAGAGCATCCTCTACCTTCTTAGCAGACTGTTTTAGCCTTTTGACCTTTTTTCTTTTTGTCTGGGTCTTTATCTCTTGACTAGCAGCAGACTTGGTTGCATTCCGCAACTTGGCTTGCACAGAACGCCGCGCACGTTCCCTGTCAGTGGTCTTGTACTGTGCCGTGGGTTGGTTCGGGTCTTTCTTAGGTCGCCCCGGTCCACGGGGCTGGTCCAATGTCGCGGGGTCGGGCGGGACAAGGACACGTTTGCGGGGTTTAGTCGCCATTTTTGTTTTCAGAACTTCCCGAAGCTGTGCGGCCTCGCTGGGGTTTGAAATTTGTATAGTATTCAGAATAAGGATAGCGATACACAGTTTCGTTGGGAGTGGCTGATAGGTTCACGTTCTTATCAACAGCATATCTTGCTGCATAACCTTTCTTTGCTGCACCCGCACTATTGGTAGCTGCCTTCAAGTCTGCCTTCAATGACTCTATTTGTTTGGAGTTGTCCACCATTGTCTCTCTTCCCATCTGTGTCTGGGACAACATTCCTGACTTCAGCGTCTTTGCACCCAAGGTTGACTTGGAAAGGGTTTTGATTTGGTCCCGCAACTCTCTTATGCCACGGTCTACCCCTGCAGCGTACTGTGCGGGGGTAACTGTTTTTGCTTTATCCATCTATCACGACCTCTTTCTTTGGTGGCAGCAGGACAACGCCGTGGACTGCCTGTACATTATGATTGATTGTTTCCTGTTTACCCAACCCAACACGGTTCAGGATGGCTTCAGCGGCCTTCATACGCAGGTCATCACCGCGTTCGATGGCTGGGGTGTCTATCAGGTTCACCAACTTGTTCGCGGCCTTTAGGGATTGTCCCGCCAGCATGGTGCGAGTGCGGTCCACAATCTCGTCAGCAAGGCGTTCGCGCAGCCACGACACGGAAGTCTTGGAATATCCGGCTGATTCGGCTGCTGCGTTCACATTTCCACCATTCTCGAACAGAACTTCCAAGAAAGACTCCTGTTTTTCGGTTAGGGCGGGCTTGCGATTGTTGGTTTGGGGAAGAAGATTCATCAGATACCTGCTACTTGCTCACATCTATACTTAACTTCGTAGGGTGGGGGTACGATAAAGGCTACATCGCGTATCATTTCGGCAACCCGCACCTCACACGACTCTTCGGTACGGTATGGACCACGGGTATCGTGGGCTTCTATGCAATTTGGTACGGGACCTATCGAACATATCAGTATCAACGCCGCGAACATGTGGGTTTCCTTTCGTACACACCTCTATTTTAAGGGTATTTAACCTTTGTGTCAACAAAAAAATAAAAAAGGTTGACAAATGCGAATTTTGACTGTACAATGGGCATAAGCCCGCCGGGATACATCCCCATACTCCCCCCCACACTACGGGTTCGCGGGGTTTCCGTGGGTTCCCCCGTGGGTTTTCCCTACGTGTTCGCGGGAAACACGTATCGGTAACCTGAAAATACAAAAAATATGTCGGGTTTGCATAGCATATGCCGGGGGGGTGGGGTGTCCCTTGCGTACCCGCGCACAGTCATATTTTTTTATAACATATCATTGATAGTTTGGTTATTTGCTAGACCGCCAAAACCCCCAAACCCCAGCAACAAACACCCAGACTCACACACATACACACGCCCGCGCACCCGCGTGGCTTAATTTGTCACGGGTAACTTGTGCCTGTTATTATAGGGCGGTGTCCTTCGGTCTTTATATTCATAGCTTCCGGAACC